TTGCTTGAATCTATTCTCAATAGACGTAACAAACGTCTGAGCATAATCAGCAATAGCTTGAGCACCCTTCATCTTAACTTCTTGAGGGATGTTTTTCAGAATGGCTTCTTCGGCTACAGAGATGTCTAAACGAGCATGCCCTTGGTTATGAGCGACCGCTTTTAAATCTTTCAGTACCTCAACCTGAAAGAAAACAATTTGCAAAAGCGGAAGAATAGGAGAACGTCCATAAGGATCTCCAATATCAGGATCAAACGGGAGATAAAAAACTTGCTCTCTGTTTAGCACCTTATATGTACCATCCGATTGCTTTTGCACCAATTGGACTTCACCAGTTTCTTTATCCTTACGAAAATCCACAGTACTAGGATCTACTGCATGAAAGTCCACAACATCATTCAAGCCTTCATTCAATTCAACCTCTAAGCAAATGGCTCCTTGTGTAAACCCTGTAAGGTTCAATACATTAATCAATTGATCCATGCCACCGCCATATAGAGCACCTACACGCTTTGCTAGACCATTAATATAATCTAGCCCCTGCTTGTCATTGGAGCCTGTAGGCTTTAAGCATTCAAGCTCATGACCTGTATTAGATAGGCGAAGAAAGTTCCATATAGCCATTGAAGCATCTGGATTTAAGTCACGAATAATTTTAAGACTCTCCATGACATCCTTATTACGGAATTCATTTCGATTAATCATAATGCCTTCATACCAGGAAAACTGTTTCTCCCACTTCTCATGCGTTTGTCTACCACTTTCTAAGCGACTGTTAATTGAGTGGCTAAGATTCCGAGTAAACTTCTTGAATTGCCTTTCAGCACGCCATGCTTTAAATCCATCGAGTAGTCCCATTAATTCTCACCTCCATTCATTGAAAAGCCTGTGATGAACGAATTCAGTACATATTTAGGAGCTGGCATGTATTTACGTAATTGAATGCCAATTGCAAATGCCATGACTAAATCATCATGACAACCTCCTTGCGCTTCTTCCTTACCTTTATCATTCACAATGAAGGTAAAACACTCACCAAGTAAACGAGTGCTATTTAAGGTCATTAAGCCCTCTCTCATAATGGTCCTTAATTCAGACATCATGATAGGGCGTGTTTTAGGAGTAGTTGGCCATCCTGGCTCTTTCTTTTCCTCGCCTGTTTTTGAATCATAATCGACATGATAATAAAGATTATCGTAGGCAACTTGATTAATGAGCGTATTCAATACACTGTGACCATGGTTATTTCGTTCAGGCCCTATCATTGCTGTATTATAATACCAGCCAAGGACAGCTAATTTCTTGCCGAAAATGTCCGGGTCCCAATGCCCATGTAACTCAGCAACTTGCTCTCCACTTGACCATTCAAATACATGAGCAGCAGAGAAGTCACCGTTCGATTTCCCTTCAGATACGTCACATGCAATCAAGTAACGCTCATTAGGATCTGACTCTTTCCAAATCCATAGCTCACCTTCATCTTGCTCGACAATGGAATGATTTATGTTATCCACGTAATCAATGTAGTGAGTCGTATAAGGCTTTTGCTTGGCAACTTCAATCATTTGCTTTAAATCCTTGAGATTGAATACTGGACGACCTGAGCTTAAGAAACAGCTTTGGTCATCTTCTGGATACTCCTGAAGGAAATGTTCCTCTTTAGACATCCCATCCTTTTCAGGCATTTCGGATATCTTCCAGCGACGCCATTTCACTTGTTCAAGAGTCAAACCGTAGAGCTCAATAATACGCTGCTCTGCTTTGGTAGGCTTGAACTCTTCACCTTCTAAAGGTAGCTGATAGTCTGGATGATCAAACCATCGATAGAATTTAGGCTTCCAATCAACCACACCCTGCTTGGCCTCTTGATAAGTACGATAAAAATAGTTCCCTACACCATTTGCTGTTGTTTCAAGAACAATACGGCCATCCCTAGGAACTGCTTGAAGCAACCCTGTCATTAACGTTTCAGGATCTGGCCAGAAAGCAACCTCTGAACAGTGAAGGTTATGAATTGTATCACCACGCCCGAAGTCTGTACTTCCAGCGGTACCAACTGTAATACGGCTGTTGAGAGCTTCAAAGTAGAACTCTTTTCGGTTGCCGTATTTCGGCTTTGTCTTGCCGTTATTCAGCTGCATCTTCTTTGCTTCAGGCAAATTGTTATACATGAACTGAACAGCATTAAACAGCTTCTTGGTACTCTCTGAATCATGGGCAATAATAACAGTGGTTGTATTTGGATTGTTAATCGTATCGTCAAAGAACTCGGACAAAATCAATGTAGAGAATCCTAATTGACGAGGTTTTAAGATAATGTCACGGTTTGTTCTTTCCTCCCAATAAATAGATTGGATGGGATTAAACTTTAAGTTCACGACATTCTTATCTTTTGTACGAATGAAAATCCTCTTTTGAATGCGCGTCTTAGCATCCTCCGGCTTCTGATCATTACGTTTAGCAAAGCCTGTTGCTTGCTCGCGTAAGCGGTCATGAAATTTCCCTAACACATTAAGCTTCACCCCTTAATTGCATATGCTGGTCTACAATCTTTTGCATACGAGGATTAGCAGCTAAATGTTGAATAGCAACCTCGTATCCTTCTTCTGACACGTCTCTGAATTTATCCATAAAAATAGAGAGATACTCTTGAATTAAGCTGAATTCAAAAGCTTTCTCCCTTAAATCAACGAGAAACTTTGTATTTTCCCGTAATTCTTTATTTAACGTGGTTATCTCGTATATCTTACGCTTTAGCTCTTTATTAAAGCTGGCTTTCCAGTCATCTAAGTAATCATAGTCAATTTCGCCTCCTTCATGAACAGCGGCTAGGAGAGTGTCTTTTAATTCGTCCATTCGCTGATTAAAGTATTCAGGTAGATCATCCACTAATTCAAAGCGAGCAAGAAGCCTCTCAGTCGTTTTGTACTGAAGCTGGATAATATCAAACTCCTGATTCACTACTTTCATAACACGACGCTTATCTTCTCTGATGACAGCTTTCTTTTTCTCCTGCCCCTTTATCCCTTCGATATAACGAGCAATAGCGGTATGAGATATCTTGACTCCTGCATGTTTTGTACACTCTTCAGCAATCTGTCTAACTGATTTAGGAGGGTCTGATTTAATACCTGCAATAACGATGTCTTCACATTCATATTGCTCTATTTTTGATTGACGTGCCATGTAACGATACACCTCCATTCTGTAACACTTGTCACGCTATTTGTAACGTTACAAGCGAAACGTTACAGTGGGCATTTAATGTAGTCATTGATTTAGAAGACTGTAACGCTATTATTTTTTAACGTTACATTTTTTCATTTAGTTCAACTTTAGCTCACTCCTATAGGCTAACTATAAAGCGAACTTATTTTCTTTTCTGCATCCACAAGTAAAGATTAGGTGTACCTATCATTATTGCAGTGTTATGCTTCTCAAAATAGAAATAAGGCATCCGAATGAACCAGTGAAAGAATTGCCATTGTTTATGCGGTCTAATACTAAACCTGAAGTTAGGAACCAATTTACCTCTATGCCAAAACAGCATTTTATTATGTTGCTTCATAATATGGAATCCCTTTTTAATTGAATAAACAGTATGATGAGCATGTCTATATATATTCATTAGGTTCTTCCCTCCAAATAAAAAAGGACACCTACAAAGTGTCCTTTTGTTATTTATTGTATTATCCTTCAATTAACTTTTGATAAGCCTCTTTAAAGAGTTGATCAATAGTATTTTCAGCTAACCATAGCTTTTTTTCATCTCTCTCTAAAACAGCACATCCCAATTCTTTGTTAAAAGTAATCTTTCCCACTGGAACTCTTTCGTTCCCCGGAACTGCTGTTTTATCAATTATAATTTCATTGTCGCCATTTAATGCAAGTCCTAAGCTACATTTATAGATGTTGAAGTATACAGACTGATCGTCTTCTATACAATTAGCAAAATCACTGTCTCTCCTAATAAGTGGGTCTGCAATCAACTGAAATCTCATTTTAAACTGATATACAACATCATTAAAATTTTCTATATGCTTACTTGTTAGTATATGACCTGCATTTTTTTGTAATTCTTCCATCCAACTTTCCATTTTCTCACCCCCTGTCCCAATTATATAAGACAAAGGATATATTTAACATATTTTCTCAAAACAAAATAGCACCTCACAGGGGAAGGTGCTATTTTGCAACAGAAACGTACAAAGTGTACCAGATGATAGTTTGAGCGGATGGGAATAGATCAGCTCATAAGTATTATTAATCTTTTTTTGCATTTTATACACG